TCTTCTTAGTAAGAAGATCTTTGACACCAATATTCTTGTTTTGATTTAGATAACTACTGACACCAGTTTTGATGATGTCACCGACATCTTCTTTCCTAAAAACCTTTTGATTCATACCAATTATAACATTTCTTATAAAATTTTTATCTTTTTTTAAAAATTCATCTTTAGGTGGTGTGAAAGGAGATCCGCCACGACTATTATCAGGTACAGTATACACAGTAGGTTTGATATTAGAAACACTAGCACCAGACCTTCCTCGTATGGGTTTTTCTGTAAGTAGAGTAGAATTTTCCATAAGATTATTTAGCTTTACCCATCTGCTTTAACATCTTCTGAAGATCTGCTGTACTACCAACAAACAATGAATTGTTAGTAACTTGTTTTGGACCTTTATCTTCATCTAAATCCTTCATTTTCTTTTGAAGATCAACTAACTTATCTGTTGTATCTGCAACATGTTTGATAAGTTGTCCTGCAACTTCAAATGCTCTTGGATGCATACTATCGTTTGCTACATCCAAAATACCATTTACTGCTTCCTGACCTTTCTCCACAAGAGTGTAGAGTTGTGCTCTACTATACTCATAATCTTTCTGAGGATCATCACCAATGTCATCTCTGACTTTAGCAATCTTCCTCTTTTCTCTGACGATCTCTGATTTCACGTCAAGAGCTTTGTCAATAGCATCATATGTGTCGGCCATTTGCAATTAGATCGATCAATATTTCAGAATCTGATATCAATTTAGTATCATATTCTTTATTATTTAGATAGTAACACAATAACTCTGCAGTTAACCGTGCATATTCACTTACCTCTTGAGCAAAAAAGTACTGACAATAGGATAATGATCTTGTATGAATACCTAACTTTGGACCTACGGTATCAAAACAACATCTAAGTAACTTCTTTATGTACTTCTTAGAAGTATATTCATCTTTTACATACCCATTACATACTGGATTATCTAACATGTTACGTAGAGTTTTACTCTTATCAACGTAATCATGTTTTATAGAATGTAAATCTATCTCCGCTAAAGACATATCCTTACCAGCAACGCACTTTAAAGGAACGAATTCTAAAAACCTTTCGTCAGGACATCTACAAAAGTCCTTCTCAGTCATTACTCTAACGTCAACATCTATACCATCTATCATATCGTTATAACATCCATAATACCATCGTCCTTGATCAGTGTTAGAACTGACAACCAAATAGTCTATATCAGAATACTCACTAGTAGTTTTCTCTACATGAGATCCTCTAATATAAACTGAATGAAATTGTGGTAACGTCTTTATAAACTTTGATGTTATGTCTTCTGCTATTGGATCTAGTTGAACATTACGGTAGTCATTATAAAGAGTTCCTTCCCAATACTTACCCCACATTACATTTGGACATCAGTACCAGAACTACTGCTGTATTCTAAACCATCATTATCAAATAATGATTTGGTTTCAGTAAATCCAAACGGATCACCAACCTCAATTAGATTAGCATCAACGGCATCTACCTGATTGATGATATCATTAGCAAAATGTTCAGTGATCTTACTACCATATTGACCTCTTTTTACAATAACATTAGTACCATCAATCTCCATGATCTTCATGACCTCAGAGTTGATTTGAATAAATGTTCCTGTAGACAGTGATGCAGCAGAATTGACCTTAATTAAAGTCTTATTAGTTGTAACCTTATCAAACAATGTAGTTGCAGTATCATCATTATAATCTTTAGATGCTGCAGGTACAACAGTATATCGTTGTGCTCTTGGTGCTCTGATAGCAGTAGAGTAATCGATTTGAACCTTCTTGATGATTCCACCTGAATCTGTAGGTACTTCCTGATAGAAGTATGTCTTAGCAACAAAATCTAAATCATACTGAATAAATCTTCTCGTAGAAAAATCTCCTTCATACTCATCATTGAAAGAAACATTTCTTAGTGTAAATGGTATATCTCTAGACTCTTCAACACCTTCCAACATATTGACTGTTACTTGATATGATGGTTGGAAAAAAGGTAATATCTGTTCTATAATTTGTAGAGCATCGTCTTGTAACTTACATGCAAAACTCAACTTAAACCCTACATCATAAGGTACAGGAAGATACATCTTCTTGTGTTTAGTCTTTGAGTTAGGACTCTTCAGAGTAAACTTTGTTATAGGTGATGCTTTTCTTGTAGGATCATATGTGTATGAAGATAATTCGAAACTTATTCTAGGTAGACTAATAGCAACGTTATCATCAAAATTCGGTTGTTGTTCTATCCTTGCCAAGAACTTTTGCATAGGTCCATAAGCAATAGGAACCTTAATCTGACTGATTGATTTACCATCAGCAGCAAATTTCTTTATTCTTATATTATTGAACAATGTACCAAACGCAATAACTGTTTTACGAACAGTCTCATTGTAAAAATAGTTACCTAACATTATACTTCACCAAATGGGTTTCTCTCTGTAAAGTCTAAGATACTAGTGTCAGAGTACACTTGAATCTCGTCACCAGTGTTGACAGCATCGTCATCATCATAGTCTATACTATCTAGGACGTAGACAGCAGTACCATATCCTACATTACTAATTTGTTCTCCAACTGCAAAGTTACCAGATAGACTCTTGGCAAGTAATGTATTGGTAACCGTATCCCACTTACTGACGAATGCAGTAGTAAGACTGGAGGAACCAGTAATCATATCACCATAGAGGAATGTTCCACTACCTATAGTTGATGCAGAAGCAACTGTAATTGTTGGAGCAGTTGAGTAACCGAAACCAGCGTTAGTAACCTTGATAGAAGTAACTTTATTAGTTGTAGTATTGATAGAAGCAGTAGCTATACCAGTGACACCGCCAGGTAATGTTGGTGCAGAGAATGTAACTGTTGGTGGAATGAAGTACCCTTTACCAACGTAATTGAGTGTTACAGGTCCTATGACACCTGTTGTACCAATACCTGCAACAGCAGATGCACCAGATCCTTTACCATCTTCAGTCAAGAATGTAACTGATGGTGGCATAGTATATCCAGCACCAGGATTGGTTATCTCGATATAATCAACCCCAAGAGACTTGAAGTTTCTAGTACCCGTTGTAGTTGTTATTGCTACAGCAGATGCCCTTGTTCCACCACCACTAGCAGGTGGTGCTATTGAAACGGTAGGAGCATTAGTATATCCTGTACCACCATTTACAACATCTATCTTATAGATACCACCATTCACTAGACCTGCAGATGCAGTTGCTCTTGCTCCTGCATCTCCAAGGATCATGGTTACGTTATAACCAGCAGTCTCAAAGTCATCATCAATTACTCTAATACCACTATCAATAACCTCATCCTCGTATTCGAAGGGTTCACAGGTTAGTTCATATGTGTAGGTATCTTGTAACTGATAGAAATTTTCTAAGTCATTTACATACTTGATCTCAAAAATAATATCCCTCAATGGGAAATACATCAAGTCCCCTTCATAAGGTCTCTTCTGATCTTCTGTTCTTCCAGTTGGACCAACAGTATGAGATGGAAACTTCCATAATAAAGGTGCTATACCATTTTCATATCTATCCTGAGAGATGACAATCTTCATCTCAGCAGTAGATCTTACACCAAATTTAGTGAGTAAATTATATCCTGAATCAAATCCTTCGTATGACGAAATGTATCCTTCTATAGGAAATGATCTGTCAAACTTAGAACTAGTGACCTCACGCATCACATCCTTTGTTGTGACATACACTCTTGGCATATAAATGAACTCAATCCCGTACATCCTGATCTGTTCATTTACCAGATCTTGTACGAGACTTTGCTCACCTTTACTACCTTGTAAAAAGAAGGGATTTAATGCCATTATGCTATATTAGAATCTTTGGATTTTTTCTTTTTCACCTGCCACTTACCTCCAGTGCTTTGAATAAACTTTCTGAAGTGCAGCATTTCTTGATCTTTAATCGCAGGTGTTCTAATATGAGGAACACCTCTAAGATTCCATGGAGTAAAATCCTTTGGAGTTACTACTCCTTGCTCTGACATGAATTCTTTGAATGTTTTCATTATCCAATTAGATCAAGTACGGGCATTTCGTATTCCCACTGCATACGTTCTTCTAGTTTCTCTAGTTCTTTGAGACCTTCCTCATATATCTCACGTCCATTGAGTTCAACTCCACCAGGAAGTTTTACACCTTGGAACTTCATAAGGTTCTGACCCCATTGCTTCTTCAGTAATCCTGTGAAATACTTCTTCAAGAATGGATCGTTATAAACCTTAGTATAGTCATTGGGATCTAACATCCTCCAGCATTGAATGATAATATAATCATCTTCCTTCATACTAGAATAGTCAGCATCAATATACAACCTACCTTG